TGAGTGATGACTGATGCGCAGAAATTTACAACGATTAAACCGCTTGAATACTCAGAATGGCAATGTCATTTGTTTGGTTCGAATGGTCAAGGTATCTCTTGGCGACCAGTGAAAGGTCAAGAGCCAAACTGGTTTTGGCGGAAGATGCAGTATCTTTGTTTTGGTAATAAGTGGGTGAAAGATGAAAAATAGATACGGTAAAGAATACTGGTTCGACAAAGTGGATGATAACACATATCGATTCTGTATGGAAGAAGGTGCTGCTGCTTATATGCGATTCGGTGGTCGTGAAGGTCAGTCTGAAATGGACTTGAATGACTTAGGTATGTTTGACCCTCCAGGTGGACCGTATGTTGCCGTTGGTAGTAAAATTTATTGGGATGAGATCCTTGGTGGAAAGAAGGGCGATTCACCTTTGTTTGTGAAACGTATTCGTTCTAACGAGACTGGGATCTACGTAGGAGTTGAGTGATGAGACTTGAGTGGAAACTAAAGCAAGCGATGACAAAAGCTGACCAGTACAAGATGAGTATAGTCATCGGTTGGCGGGGTCGTCCGGGGTCACTCAACTGCAAATATGGCAAATTTGAAATGGTTACTTTCCCTCGCAACAAATGGGGTTGGGGCTACTGGAATAGGAGAGTAAGAGGTGAAAGAAATAACAGATAAACAGATCGGAAGCTTTGAGAAACTTAAAAAGATATGGTTTCATTCTAGTGAGAGATCAGGTTCATACTTTATCTGTGGAGAAGGCGGTGAACATGATGAGCATGGACTGCCTGACATTATTCTAGTTTGCCCTCACATGGGGATAAACACTACAGCGATATACCGTAAAGAGAAAGTAGGACGGAGTGGGATGTGAGTGTATCATATACCTATACAGTTAAAAAACCAATGGAGAAAAATGAAATGAACTTTGATGATTTGATGATTTTGAAAAACTCAATTGTTGCTTCTGAATGGGTCAATTTTGACGACTTGACTTCAGAGTTGAATGACATGATCGAGACTCATGAGTTGGTTGATGAGTTTGGAGATGAAGTGGATGCTTCTGATTGGGATTCGATGTTTGATGCTTTGGATGAAAAGTTTGGAAATGACCAAGCAGTCAACATCTTGGAATCAATCTTGAGAGAGTGCGTCGTGCGAGTGCACTTTTTCAAAAAATAAGTGAAAAAAGTGTTTACTTTAGTATAAGATGGGAGATGTTCAAATTTCATTTGAAGTTGATATGGACGATGAAATGGTTGACCGCATTGTTTTAGAATGGTTAAAGGATGGAGATATATGCAAGAGTTGATTGACCAGATTAAACGATTCCAGTCGTTTAAGGAAAGAACTGGTTGTTCGAAGACTAGTTCTTACAGTGTGCATATCAGTTTTCCAACCTACGGCGATGAAGTCTATGTAGAGTTTGGTGGGTATGACGTTGGTGGCTGGTCAAGACACGAATCTATTACGACCACTGTTGACAATCTTCTTGCTGATATTACTAAAAAGATTGACGAAGCAGACGAAGAAACAAAAGGCGAGGCATGGTGTCCCAAGTGTAAAGAATACACAGAGCATGACGAAGATGGTAAGTGTCTAGGCTATTGGGATTGGGATCAACAACACCCTTGTGATGAGGCAATTAAATATGAGTAGAGACATCTGGCTAATCAGCGACACGCACTTTGGTCACGAAAACATTCTGAAATTCAAAGACGCTGATGGCAATCTCATTCGAGGTAAACTGTTCGATACCGTAGACCAGATGGATGAATACATGATTACGCAGTGGAATCGTTATGTGAAACCAGGCGATATTGTGTATCACTTGGGTGACTTGTTCTTTGGTGACAAAGATAAGTTTCTCAAGAACTTCAAGAAACTGCATGGTGCAAAACGTCTTATTGTAGGCAACCATGACGATATCAAATGGATTGCACAGCACGAACTGTTTCAAAAAATTATGATGTGGAGAATGTTTCCAGAACACGGAATGCTCTTGACACACGTGCCAGTTCATAATACTATTATGTATGAAGGTCGCTTTAGGAACTTCCCTGGTCAGCCATTGAACGTGCATGGTCACATTCACCAGAACCCAAGTCCTACTGAGAACCACAAGTGCGTGTGTGTTGAGCAAATCGACTTCACGCCTATTCACATTGAAGATGTTCGTGATGGAAGGAAAGTAAGATGAAAGTATACATCGGACCTTATCGTAATCGCTGGGTAAGTTATGTCCACGACAAGCATATGAATAAAAAGTATGGTTGGGACTGGCCTGAGTATGGCCAAAAAGGGATGATTCATAAGCACGAACCTATGCGTGAAGCATTTCTTCGCAAACTTGAAGATACACTTCAGTGGGTATACAATCATTCTATCAATCTAATTCTTGACAGGATCTCTGGTCAGAAGATGAAGATTCGTATTGATAAGTATGATACTTGGTCTATGGATCACACTCTTGCACCTATCATTCTGCCCATGCTCAAGCAACTTAAAGAGACAAAGCACGGCTCTCCTGAAACTGAAGATAAAGATGTTCCAGAAGAACTTCGTAGCACATCTGCGCCTGCTACTGAAAATGATTGGGATATAGACGAAAACTGGCACAAGCGTTGGGAATGGATCATGGATGAAATGATCTGGGCATTCGAACAAAAGTGCAGAGATGATTGGGAAAGCGATTACTATGGTCCGTATATTGACGGAGAAGAGGGTAAACCTCTTAGCGGTCACTTTGAATGGGCTGACGATGAAGGTAGAAAAAAGCATCATGAAAGGATGAGTAATGGGTTCCGTCTCTTCGGAAAATATTATGAAGCACTTTGGGATTGAAGACATGGAATTAGATGATACGACAACACAAGAAGAATATAAGGAGGCTTCGTCACAAACGAGGGCTCGGAATCTTGCTATGGAGTTGTCGAAAGAGCGTAAGCGTCTGAAGGCTGAACTTGCGGAGTTACAAAGCGAAGTTGAAGACCTTACACCACAAGAAGCATTAGATGAACTGGCAAAGCAAGCACAAGAGTTAGGAATAGAATGAAATACGCAGAGATTAAATTAAACGGTGGTCGTGGTGCGTTACTTTGTAACGGTTGTTCAATTATTATTGCTGAAGGTACAAAGCACGAAGACCGTTTACATTTCTGCGAAGAGTGTTCAGATGTTATGATAAACTTTGAACGTGAACTAAGTCATAGGTTGCGTAGTTGGAAGATTAGAGATAAATAGTTGCGTAAGGCGTGGCAAGGTTCAGCGAGTACGCAGAAGACCACGCAGCAAAGTGGCTGCCATACCTCTCGAAGAAGTACAAATAGGCGAAAATGCAATACGGTGTGGTCGTCTGTATTGAGTGCCCTCTCAGGACTGAGTTTGTAAGTCCTATGTGTATCTTTAGAAAATTTATTGTTAATTTAATCGAATCATGGAATGATACTACCGAAGTTAAGGAAAAACGCTGTCTTTGGAATATAGAAAGAGAAGGCTAATGAAAGACTACCTACTAGAAGATTGGAAACGCATGGTAGAGGAAGCGCAGTCTGCTTTGAGTAGCGATTGTCCTCTACTTGACGATGAAGTCCTCGTTGCTATGAATAATGACTACGAGGATATGTACGATTTCATCCACTACATTGCAAATGACTGGACTGAAATGAGTGTTGAGAAGATTATCGTACAACGAAACGATTATGTTAAACGAGCAAAGAATCTGTTGGAACGTCTGAATGACTACGACGTGACAAAGGGGTAAAACATGAGTAAAATTTTTGATTTGGAACAAGACATTCTAAGCTGCTGGCACGTAACTGATGATTTGAAGTTGTTGTATGAGCGCATTGGCGACAGCTCTGAGTTTAGAGATTTAAGTGCTACACATACAGATGCGATTATGAATATTCTTCTTGGACTACAGGAAGTATACGATATGCGATTTGAAAAATGCTTTCGTAGCTTTGAGGCAGTCTCAGAAGAGAACCGTTTATACCGAAAAATAAGCGGGGTTGAGCGGGAACAAGAACTGGTAAACCTCTTCAACAGAGAAGTTGTAAACTTTAGTCGCAGACCTACGTCGATGGCCGATGAACACGAAGATTGAACAAATTCGAGCCAAAATCTGGAAGATTGACGTAATGTTAATGGAAATGGAAATAAACCCAGATATGTGGTGGAATATGCAACATGAATGCTTTCAGAATCGAGAGCCTTCAGATCTAAATATTGATTACGTCCACCAATATGTGGAAGATATGTTAATCAGGTACGCTTTTAAAAGTGCAGGAAAAGATATAGATGCTATGGAAACCAGAGGAGATTCGAATACTCAAAAGTAGTCGCACAATAGACCAAATGTGTGCAGAGCTTCCTCACCGTAGTCGCAAATCTATTCTGAATAAACGTAGCAAAATCGGAGCGGGGTCGCGAGGTTGGTCTCGTGAAGAACGTGCGATATTAGAGGAATACTATGCAGATGAAGGAGAATCTATCTGTGAGCGACTACCTGGGCGAAGCTGGGACAGTATTCGAAGTCAAGTATATTATTTAAGAAAGAGAGGTTGGAACATATGAATGCAGCAGAAGCGATTCAAAGATGTATTGACAAAGTAACAGAGTTGACGCTTCAGATGCAGGATATGGAACTGAAGATGTTAGAAATCAGCGGTAGTATCGCTAAGCTGCAAAAGCAGGAGGATGACAAACCACCATGGGACTAGAGCTATTTCACGACACGGTACTAATAATTACAGGAGCAATTGCAGTATTTTTACTATTGGAGTTTCATAAGAAAGATGGCGACTAAAAATGATGTAACTGGAGATGAGCTAGTAAGCCGTACTTCAGAGAAATACAAGGCAAACTATGATAATGTTTTTGGTAAACTCACATATACCATTAATATTTCTGGTTTCGAAGAATATGGATTTCCTCGTGAGGTTCGTAAAACCGTGTTCGAAGATTCAGAGCGTTTTGAGTTCTTTTTAACACATAATTGTAAAATCCCTGCGGAAAAACTCGCAGAAGGCTTTAAAGTAGAGGTAATTAATTAATGGTATTTGTAATCGTAGGTGCACCAGGGTGCGGAGTTTGTGGACAGGTAAAAAACTATCTGGAAGGTAAAGGTAAGAAGTTCACTTACTTGGATTTGTACGAGATGGATACAGAAGACCAGATGTACTATCAGAAAGTTGCGAATCAGACTTTCCGTAGTGTACCACAAACATTTGTAAATGTAGAAGGTAACATGATGTACCTCGGAGCGGGGTTGCCCTGTGTACAAGACTATGTGGCGACTTTGGGCTAAGGCTATAGGCGAGAAGGCTTCTTCCGAAAAAGGAGAAGCCGATAGAGTCGCCTTTATAAGAACACTATTAATAGTAATGACCATCTTGTGTGAGCTGCACATCATGGCAAATGTATGGAGACACTGGTGAACGAAGTAACTTCTGGCAGCTACTGGAAATACCTAGAAAACAGAGTGGAAGAGCTTGCAGAAGAGCTTACAAGAGTAAACTTAGACTTAGAAAAGGCAAAAGCTCTTTTAGAAGAGTATGAGCGGAATGTAAACTTTAATCATGATGGTAACGGCGGGGTCAAGGTAGATGACTAAACAAGAAGCAAAAGAAGAGGCAATAGTTACTAAGTTGGTAATGTGGTTTATTACTTTAGGTATAATAGCGGGTGCTTCCTTCCTTTCCTATAACGATGGCAGAGATGCAGGAGTTGAGAAAGGCCGTATTGAAGGTATGAAAATGTTAATGAGAGAGGAGGCTAAATGTGTCCTTGTAATAGAGGAGTATGCTTGTGAGTACAAAGCAATGTCCAAGGTGCAAAAGTAGCACCTTAGCTCTTTTTACTTCTTTGAACATGAAATACTGCGCTGACTGTTATCTGAGTTTCCCTTGGAACTTGGACCCAGGCCAGCGTGCGTTATTTAATAATCTTGTTGGCAGCGCCGACCAAGCAGAATACGAAAAACTAATGAAAGTTACGTATAAGGATGAGCATGAATAAGTTTGAAATCAATTTTAGCTATAGAGAAACAACAGAAGACTATGACGATGTTAAGAGAGTAGAAGTTACTTGTAGGTCTACCGAAACGGATGATATTATATCAAGTTTTATAGATTTCTGCGCATCCATTGGAATCGTAGTACAAACAAGTAACTTATTCGACGAGAGTGAAGATATCACTCACTAGAAAGAGATTACTGCTTTTAGGTTAGGCTCAAAGTAATTTGGGCCTTTCATTACTTTACCGTCTTCACGGTATATAGGGCGACCATTATCACCCAGCTTACTCATATTTGAATTATGTACTTCTTCGAAACATTCATCAAGGTCAATGCCAAAAGCATGACCAGCACCATATACAACATAGAGAATATCAGTAAGTGCATCAGCAACTTCTACGATATCTTTATTTGTGATACCGTCAGCAAGTTCGCGGACTTCTTCGATAATAAGATTGTAGCGTAGTTCTTGAGTTTTCATGTCTGGAAATTCTGGCTCGCATTTGACTTCTTGACCAAATGCTTCCATAAAGTCTCCGACTTTCTCAAAGTTTGAAATAGATTGCATAGTTTTCCTCCAAATTATGTATATATTATAGACAATAACACCCCCAAAGTCAAGAGTTAAATTTCGAGTGACCTTCGTTGAAAAAAGTTGTTGACAAATGTTGGTGAATCCTGTATAATATATAATATTGAAATTGAGGTAAAAATCATTTTTCAATAGGTAACTACTCTGCCTGAGTACTAAAAAAAAATCGGCCGATAATTTTTAGTATCTCTGTAACTGCTGTAGCGAATACCACGGCGCAACGGGTTGATGGTGCTATAATGTATCCGGTTTTTGCTCTTTTTATCCTAAAAACTACAGCTCCTCTCCCGCAGGACTCATGCGGGACGGCAGGCAGCGTGCCGATACCCCAGCTGCTTGTATTCGTTAGTATAAGAACAATAGTAAGTCTCACAGGGCTCGCCCTGCTTATATTTTCTCATATCCCCTCGCTGCCCTCTTCGGAGGGCTTTTCTTTGTCTGTAGAAAATTGACTCTTGACATGAGAGGGTGATTTTGATATAATATAGTCACAAATTAAAACAATACTTCAAAGATTTAAGGACTACCTCTTATGATTGATATGTATGCTGCGTTCACTATGTTTACCTTCTGTATGATAGGTGCTAGCGCCTCAGCTTGGGCTATCGGTAAGAAAGTAGGAATACAAGAGACTGTTCAGTTTATGATCGATCAAGGTATTTTAGAGGTAGACTATGAAGAAGAGGAGGACGACCTCCAGTAAGTAACGATGTACTGATAAAGGCATCGGCTGACCGCAAGGCAGCAAGTCATCAATAAGGAGAAACTTTATGACTAAATTACAAATGGCAGACCTAAACCGTGTTATGCTTGGTTTTGACCGATTCATTAACGATAAACACAATCTAATGTCAGCTTTTGACGGATCTTACCCTAGATTCAATATTTTAAAGGTCGGAGAGTTCGGTTATCGAATCGAGCTAGCAGTACCTGGCTGGAATAAGAGCGATATTGAAGTCAAACTACATAAGGGAGTCCTTAATGTAGAAGGGAAGAATAAACAAACTGCTGCAGACAGCGAGGAATATGTCTATAAAGGATTGAGTGGAAAGTGTTTCACTAGAACTTTTGGCGTAAATGAAAACGTGATTCTTGACCGAGCTTATATGGAACGTGGCCTGCTATGCATTGATTTGCATGAAGTAGTACCTGAGGCAGACCTACCAAAAGTAGTACGCATCGAATAGGAGCACACATGATCCCGTTAAGAAAAGATATTAGAGCAAAACTCTTAGAAATCTTGGTTTTCAGCGCATTTATGTTTGGCACTTTTGTGTCTTTCGCGCAACTGTAATATGAGCGGGGACTCTACGGGGTCCCCAATCTTGGAGACTTAAATGTTAAATCAAATCTTAATTGGAGTAATTTGTACAATGGGAGTATCTGGGTACTTCTACTATACTTCAACACAGAACGAACTCGCAGAGCTAAAAGCTCTCAACAGTGCTTACGAACTACAAGCAACTCAACAGAAAGAAGCAATTGAATCCCTTCAAAAAGACTTCGCCCTACAAACACAAAGTTTGAATGAATTACAGAAACGCAGTAACGAAATACAAGAAGAGATGAATGCGTACCTTGATATATTCAAACGGCACAATCTAACAAAGCTTGCGACAGCAAAACCTGGCCTGATAGAGAGGCGAGCAAACAAAGGTACAAAAGATGTATTCGATAGTATTGAAAACGACAGTCGTGGCATTGACGATCTTGACAACGGGCTGCAGTTGGAACCCGTTCAAGGAGCCGCCACCAGTAGTAGAGATAATAACTAAGCCAGTACCTCGCAACATTGTTCAACCAGTGATGCCTAGAGCGATTGACTTAAAAGACCCCTACTGGTATGTAGTGTCTAATAAAAATTTGGAAGAGTTCCTAGAAAGAATTGATAAGCAAAGTGAGGGAACTTTCTTTGCAATGTCAGTATCAGATTATGAATTAATGGCATATAATATGCAAGAACTGAAGCGATACATACGCGAAATGAAAGAAGTAATAGTGTACTATCGCAAAGTTACTACAGAGGAAGATGTAAGTGAATAGAGAAAATGTTTTTGAACAATTAAAGATTGATGAAGGTGTAGTTTATGAAATCTATGAAGATCACCTTGGCTACCCAACCTTCGGCGTGGGACATTTGGTATTGGAGTCTGATCCAGAGCACGGCCAGCCAGTCGGAACACCAGTATCAGAAGAACGAGTCAAAGAGTGCTTTGAAAAAGACCTTGATACAGCAATCTCAGAGTGTGCTATACTATACGGAGACGAATGGGAAGCTTTCCCTGGTGAAGTACAAGAAGTGCTGGTTAACATGCTCTTCAATCTTGGACGCCCACGTTTAAGTAAATTTAAAAACTTCAATGCTATTATCGCAGCACATGACTATGCGGCAGCAGCTCCTGAAGGGTTAGATTCTTTGTGGGCTCGTCAAGTAGGTGCACGAGCTGATCGGTTAATGAAAAGACTAGAGGAAGTTTAATGACTCCACAAGAGCGTTTTGATTACAAGATGAAATGGATGCCAGGTATCGAAGTTCCAGTCCATACCGACTGTGAAACAAGAGCAATATCTTGGTGTAAATATAATATTGAAAATCATGAATGGACTCGAAAACGCTATACCGATGTATATGAGTGTACATTCCATTTCGAGAATGAAGCTACGGCACTCATATTTAAAAAGGAGATGGGTGTAAGATAATTCTTGACTTACTTCGCTATTTGCTGTATAATATATGAATAATTGTGGAGTAGTGTATGAATTTATTTTATTTAGACGAAGATATTGACAAATGTGCAGAATACCATGTAGATAAGCACATTGTCAAAATGATACTAGAAGCTGGACAGATTCTCTGTACGAATGTGATCATAGACCACCTGTTCGGCTTTATTCCTCGCAAACTTAACAAAGAGGAAAATGCAGAACTATCTGTATATCGCAAAAATCAGAAGGTACTATCACAGGAGGATCGTTATGTTCCATATCTACCAACTATGCAGAATCACCCAAGTACTATTTGGGCCAGAAGCTCTCTTGATAATTTCGAGTGGACTCATTGCTATGCTCATGCTTTAGCAGAAGAGTATCGCTACCGCTACGGTAAAGACCACAAATCATTCTGGGAAGTTATTAATCGACTTCCCGCACCTCAGCATATGGAAAGCCTAGGGTTTACTACCTTCGGCCTTGCTATGCCTGACGAACTAAAAGATTACGATCAGCCCATACAGTCATACCGCAACTACTATATGCTTGACAAAGGTACCTTTGCTGAGTGGAAGTTCCGTGGTAAACCGGACTGGTGGGATGAAGAATTAGCAGACTATGAAACGAGGATTACTAAAAAGTGAAAATTTTTACAGCTAAACATGAAGTAGCGAATTATAGAGATTCAGTGCCTAGCATTGTACCTTCTGTCATCTTTAGAACACGAGTACGAGACGAAAGCATTGGAGGAGACAATCCCTATCGTTGGCAGGATGTTAGTACTTGGGATTTATTTGGAGGCAAGAAAGTTTTAGTATTCTCCCTACCCGGCGCTTTCACGCCAACTTGTAGCACCTTTCAGCTACCCGATTTTGAAAAGATGGCCCCAGACTTCTATGCAAAAGGTTTTGATGAAATTTACTGCGTATCAGTAAATGATTCCTTTGTAATGAATAAGTGGGCAAAAGAGAACAAGTTAGAGTATATTGGAGTAATTCCTGACGGTAGTGGACATTTTACAGAAGCTATGAATATGCTAGTAGATAAAGATAACTTAGGCTTTGGCTACCGTTCCTGGCGTTGTGCTTTTACTGCCGAAAATGGTACAATTACAAATATGTTTATTGAGGCTGGAAAAGAGGATAACTCTCCGTACGATCCATACGAGTACACCTCTCCACAATTTATTTTAGCAAATGTATAAGGAATTTAAATGTCAGAAGTTAGCTTAGTTAGTTTATCGCAGCCTTCCGCTGCAACTGGATGCCATACCGCAGAAGAGCTAGTAGCTTATGCTGCCAGAGTATCAAATCCAAGTAATCAGCACTTGCATGACACAGCACCTCGCTTGCTTGCTTATCTGATGCGACACAATCACTGGTCGCCTTTTGAGATGGTATCAGTGACACTTGAAATTAGAACAACACGAGACATTGCTCGTCAGATTCTGCGCCACCGTAGCTTCTCTTTCCAAGAGTTTAGTCAACGCTATGCAGAGGTGGACGACGAGTTTGAGTTACGTAGTTGTAGACTTCAAGATTCGAAGAATCGTCAGAATAGTATTGACTATGATACTACAAACCCTGCGGAACGAGAGGTCGCAGAGATGTGGCGTATGAAACAAATTCATATCAATCGACAGGTGAAAGACGCGTATAAATGGGCACTTAGTAATGGAGTGGCTAAAGAACAAGCACGAGCAATCCTTCCTGAAGGTAATACCCCTTCCACATTGTATATGGCTGGGACTCTTCGTTCTTGGATACATTATTGCCAGCTTCGCTGTGGCAATGGGACACAATTAGAACACCAAGAAGTTGCACAAAAGTGCTGGGATGTGATCAGCACGCATTTTCCTAGTATTGCTGACTTATTAGATGAAATAGAGTAATGGGCGACGGACTATTTGAGATATTTCTAAAGATGCACAAACACCTTGGAATTAAGGAGAGTATTGTATACTCAAAATTTCCTCATATAGTCCAGAAGTTAGATTTATATTATGGAGAGCAAGACTTCGTAGATTACTTAGAGCAAGATCTGTTTATGTTTGAGCCTACACAAGGAAGAGTATCCAGAGCGGGGTTTCCAATTGATGCACTTATCGAACTAGACTTTATTCTAAGGGATTATCTTTCTCGCTTTCCCAATTTAAAGTCAGAAACCTTGCAAAGAGAGAGGGACCTATGGGGCGGAGAGCGAATCTGGCGTTAAAAAGTACAGCACTTATTTTTTGGTGGGAAACCGAGGACAGAGAGTTAGTATCTCGTTTCTTTCGTACAGAAAAAGAAGCCCTAGAGTGGTTAAAAGTGCTTGACACTTACAGCGACTGCGAGTATAATAATCATATTCTGGAAATAAGGAGAAAGTATGGAAGGTAAAAAGTTTGATGGGGAAAAGCCTCGTCTGCATTTATTACCGCCTAAAGCATTGGTGGAAGTAGGAAAAGTATTAACATTCGGAGCACAAAAATATGACGAACAAAACTGGCGTAAATTGGATAGACTTCAAGAAAGATATACCGGTGCTGCTCTTCGGCATATTTTTTCTCATATGGATGGAGAGCGTTGGGATAACGAAACAGGGTATTCCCACTTGGCTCATGCAATCTGCTGCCTTCTCTTCAAGCTCGAAATAGAGACTGAAGAACAGATAAAAGCAGAAGCAGAAGAACTATTAGCAAAGATTACAGAGGACGAATGGTATGGCGCGTGGTGTGAAGAAGAGGGACGGAGAGAATCTCAGCGACAGCAATATCAAGAAAGTTATACAATTACTTTCGGCGGAGTCGCCGATTACGAAAAAACAAGCGTGCGAGATGCTAAATATAGCGTACAATACAACCCGCTTGGACAGGATCATCGAGGAATACCACGAGAGGAAGGCGTTTGTAAAACTCCGCAAGAGCCAGCTTCGTGGCAGACCAGCCTCGAATACAGAGATAGCCGAGATGGTAACTTCTTATCTGAACGGCGAGAGCTTTCAAGACATTTCGAAGGCTACGTATCGCAGCCTAGCATTCGTGAAATCCGTGATCGAGCGAGTTGGTATTCCATCTAGGGTATTGGAAGATGATGCTTGGAAACCTGACTATCTGCCAGAGCAGTGTGTAGCAGGAAGTTTTACAGAAGGTGAAATTGCATGGTCAGCAGTATATCATCGTCCTTGCATCATTGAAGCAGAGATGTCAGTAGATTACCAGGCTGAAAAGCTAGGTTACCAAGATGTCAACTACGAAAAGAAATATAGTAGTAAAGCATATAAAATCTACGTACTGACAAAGTCAGACGATGACGAGGATGACTTTATGCGTAGACGGATTCCTGGGTTCTATGGCTATTCACTAGCATATGATCTAGGTAGTTTACAACACTTAAAAGAATATGGAGTAGACCTGAGAAAACTATGATTAAGATAACTAAAAAAGATGCGGAAATAGCAGAAGCGTGGGTTGAATTAGTGTTTAAGCTAACAGTTATTGCCGCAGCATTTAAATACATTTTCGCAGGTTAATGCGAAAAAAAGTTCTTGACTTTCCTTGCTCTAATCTGTATAATATACATATATTCAGTGAGGAAACCAATGGGCGACCGATTTTATAGACAACAACTCGAAACCCTGGGCACTTGCCCAGGATACAAAAATCCCAACAAAAGGAAAAAGAAAATGGCTTGGACCGACGAAAAGAAAGCGCAAGTAATTGAAATGTACGAAGCGGAGAATCCTACTCCCGAAAACTCAATGGAAATCGTCAAAGCAATCGCAGAAGACGTAGAAGAATCACCTAATGGTGTTCGCATGATTCTAACCAAGGCTGGCGTATATGTTAAGAAAGTCGCAGCTTCTGGTAGTAGCTCTTCCACTAAAGCAGCATCTACAGGCGGCACTCGTGTATCAAAAGCCGCAGCAGTAGAAGCTCTCACCGCAGCTATTCAAGATGCAGGTCAAGAAGCTGATGAAGAAATTCTTGGCAAGTTGACTGGTAAAGCTGCTCAATACTTTACTACCGTTATCACCGCTCTCAACAACTAATCCCTGCTACCTTAGGGAAGCAGCTGACCCCTGCTCTACCAAAGGGTCTCTTCTCACATCCTAGTAAAGACAGCACAGTAAAAGATTTTGCTAACCTGCTTTCAAAGGAGCAACTGTGAAAAAAGAAGAACTAACACAGATCGTTGAAGAATACGGTGATGCTATTATTACTTATCGTAGTGAAAATAGTAAAAAGCTGAAGTATAATGTTTGTACGTTAGACTTTAGTACACCTTATGTTCAACAAAAAAAGAATCGAGCGAAGGAATCTGATGATACTTTGTTGCTTTTCTGCTGGGATACAGACTCTTATCGCTTAATTAAGCCTAGGAATGTTACCAGTGTAGTACCTTTGTCAGCCGTATTGAAAAATACGGGGGCAAGAAATGGAACTGCATGAAGCACCAGAGTTATTTGAAAGAGTAATTCACGAAGATTCTGTACGACACACGCAAGTACGGCTTACTGTATCTACTTTTCGCGGAGTAGAGTATCTAGGCTTGCGTAAGTATTATATGGACTTTGATGAGGAATGGAAACCCACGCCTGACGGTATCTCTTTTCCAATAGACTTTCATAATTCTCGTGAACTCTTTATAGGGCTTACGGAAATTATATCGCTAGCGGAAAGTAAGGAGATTATAGAGCAATATTTCAAAGACATTATTTTAGACATTTACTCTGAATAATTCTTGACTTTAGTTGCTATATACTGTATAATATACTTGTATTTTGAATGGGAGAACAACTTTGGATTTTTTAGAAAAGGCAAGTAAGGCATACTACGAAGGCAACCCTATCATCTCTGATGAAGAGTTTGATATGTTGGCGGAGCAGTGTAACTTCAATAATGTCGGCTATCAGGTAACTGATGGTATTCCTCATAAATATCCAATGTACTCTTTGCAAAAATACTTTAACTTAGACGATGCCCCAGCATTGTCAGGATATGTTTGTACTCCCAAACTAGACGGAGCTGCTATCTCGATACTATATGTAAACGGACAGCTTGCGCTAGCTCTGACTAGAGGAGACGGTAAGGTTGGTCGTGATATCACAGACAAGGTTCGCTTATTAGTACCTAATGCTGTTCGCCTACCCGGCTCTGTTCAAATTACTGGCGAAGTAGTTTGTCCAAAGACAGTTGAGAATGCTCGTAACGTAGCTTCCGGTTCTCTGAACTTGAAAGATATGGAAGAGTTTAAATCACGTATGTCCAATCTTACATTTGTAGCCTACGGCGTTCAAGGCATGGTTTTTGACTACTGGTCTAAAGCTATGGGTGTCTTGTATCTCGAAGGGTTTAATACTGTCGATGAGTTCAATGCTGACAACTATCCTACGGATGGCTTAGTATATCGTATCGACTCTATGGGACGCTTTGCAGAGCTAGGTTACACTGCTCACCATCCTCGTGGTGCTTTCGCCTTGAAAGAACAAAAGGCTGGTGTAGTAACTAAATTGCTCGATGTTGTGTGGCAGGTAGGTAAGAGCGGGGTCGTAAGCCCTGTAGCAATCCTGGAGCCAGTATTGGTGGGAGACGCTACTGTCTCTCGGGCTACTCTACACAACATCGAGTACATTCGCGAACTTAACCTTGAGTTGGGTTGTTCGGTAGAAATCATACGTTCAGGCGAGATCATACCTCGTGTTGTACGTCGTGTAAATGTTTAGGTCACCTACTGAAAAATAGTTCTTGACTTTTTGAACTGACTCTATTATAATATATACTCAACTTTGGGAGAAGTAAGTAAATGTTTCAAATTTCACCGCCTACACATTGTCCAGCGTGTTCATCGCTACTCGTGTGGGAAAACCATCTTCTTTACTGCCGCAATACTTCATGTGCTGCTCAGTCTAGCAAGAAGGTTGAGCACTTCGCCAAGACTCTTAAAATCAAAGGTCTTGGACCAGCTTCTATCGAGAAGTTGGGGTTGACCGACATTGACGAGATTTATTCTTTGTCACTACAGTCGGCAACCGAATTGCTTGGTTCTGAAAAGCTCGCAGAAAAACTTCTTTCTGAAATCCAGAACTCAGTAAAAGCCCCCTTGGAAAATGTTCTTCCAGGGTTCAGTATTCCTTTGATTGGTAAAACTGCGTCACAAAAGTTGTCTACAATTTGTAAAGATATAACTGATATTACTAGAGACAACTGCAAGGCTGCAGGTATTGGCCCCAAAGCTACAGAGAACCTGATGGCATGGCTTGAGAATGACTTTTACTGCTTTTACGATGGTTGTTTACCTTTCGATTTCAAATTTAGTAACAAAGCTACAAAACAAGTAAGTAACAAAGGCGTTGTCTGCATAAGCGGAAAATTGAAGAGCTTCAAGACAAAAGCCGAAGCGACAGCCGCACTTACTAACGCAGGCTACGAAGTTAAAAGTAGCCTCACAAAGCAAGTTACTATTCTTGTTAATGAGAGTGGTATAGAATCATCAAAAACTAAACAAGCCAGAGATGCTGGCGTAATTATTGTTACAGACCTTAACTCAATATTGGAGAATTAAATATGGCACTTCCTAAGTGGACCGAAGAACGTACAGCTGAACTCACCTCTTTCGTAGGCAACGAGTCACCTGTCTCACAAGCAACTGTTGCAGAAGCAGCAGACCAACTCGAAACCTCACCTCGCTCAGTTTCTAGCAAACTGCGTAAGATGGGTTACGATGTAGAGCTGGCCTCACAAGCAGGCGGCAAATCATTCACTGAAGCTCAAGAAGCTACTCTGGCTGCCTTCGTAGAAGACAACAGCGGTGAATACACTTACGCTGAAATCGCTAGTCACTTTGAAGACGGCGCATTCTCAGCTAAATCAATCCAAGGCAAAATCTTGTCAATGGAATTGACCGGTCACGTTAAGCCAACTGAGAAAGTTGTTGCTGCACGTACCTACAGCGAAGCTGAAGAAGCTACTTTCGTTAAGATGGTTAATGATGGTGCTTTCGTTGAGCAAATCGCAGAAGCATTGGATCGCTCAGTAAACTCTGTACGTGGTAAAGCTCTGAGCTTGTTGCGTTCAGGTGACATTGATGCTATTCCTCGTCAAGAAAACACCAAAGGTACTAGCAAGTCTGATCCTTTGGCCGATCTGGACAACATTGCTTCAATGACTGTTGAGCAAATCGCAGAAGCTATCGGCAAAACTGCTCGCGGTGTTAAAACTATGTTGACTCGTCGTGGTATCAGTGTTGCTGACTACGATGGTGCTAACAAAAAAGAAAAAGCCGCTAACTAATTTAATTTAGTAAGTCAGCTTTACGCCTCACATTTTTTGTGGGGCTTTTCTATGTCATTGAGGGGGAACTTTGAACATATCTAGTGCATTAATTAAGGAAGTAATCGTTTGTGGAGATGCGGACACTTGGACGTATATTCGCAAGGCGTACTTGCCTTCGTCTTATCATCGCGTTCATGGCGAGATAGATAAGCACTTAGATAAGTACCATAAGATCCCTTCCTTTGAAGACCTAAAACTTTCTATCCGTGACAAAACCACGAAGGAAAAAGTTTTAGCTATTGAATCTACTCCTGATCACGGTATTGATGCTTGGACTCTGCTAGAGTACTTGAAGAATGAATACGCTCAGAAGGAGATTTTGGATGATCTCGAAGACTATATCGAGAACACCGTACTATTTGCAGATGCCGAAGAGTCAGTCAATGCGTTGCACGAGATTGTCTTAGGCATCGAAGAAAAAGTAGACTTAGAGCAGCCACAAGAGAGTATGCAACGTATTCCCTTGTTTGAGCCAGAAGATGAACTAGCCAAATATGTGGCTCTCGGTCTCAATAGTGACTTTGATGAAAACATCAAGTTCTCGCCTAAAGATTTAATTCTTGTAGGCGGTAGACGAGGTGCAGGTAAGTCTCTTACCTGTGCCAACCTTGCACACAATGTGTATGAGTCAGGGCGGTCTGCTGTTTATTTCACTATCGAAATGGACAGTCGTCAGACCCTACAGCGTATATGTGCAGTAGCTACTGGAGTGCCCTTTTCTCGAATCCGCAATAAAAATCTCTCAGTTGTGGAGTGGGAAAAAGTGGCTGGCTGGTGGGCAGGTCGCTTCCAGCATGGTCAGGAACTAATGAAAGAGTACCGCGAGCATCGTGACTTTGAGCGCCTGCATCATGATCTATCTAACAAGTCTGTTCTTCTCCCAGACAGACAGGTTGACGTAGTTTATGATGCAGGTCTCACGCTCTCTCGTATCAGAGCAGAGCTTGACAAAAAAGTCAAGCAGATGAATGTCGGTATTGTCATTGTGGACTATATTAACCAAGTTCGCCGTTCCAACCAACCCGCACGAGGCGGACAGTATGACTGGACTGAACAGATTGAAGTAAGTAAGGCACTCAAGTCTATGGCTCAGGAGTATGAAGTACCTATCTTCTCTCCTTACCAAACTGATGCAACCGGCGAAGCACGCTTCGCAAAAGGAATTCTAGATGCTGCAGACGCAGCCTTCGCACTAGAAACCTGGGATCACTCAGATAATTGTATTACTTTTAACTGTGTAAAAATGCGTAACGCAGCTATGACCAACTTCACTTCAGTGGTAGATTGGGAATCGTTACGAATTGGTCCTGAATCAGCATTGACACCAAAAGAACGTGACGAGTCATCCCACAAGACTGGCGAGTCTATTGATGATCTCTAACTGCAAATAGTTCTTGACAAACTCCTCTCATTAATGTATAATATGTATATATTTGAATGAGGGGAGTTTTTTTTATGATTGTACATGGTTCAATGTCTCACACCTACTCTGGTCGCCGCAAATCTAAAGTATCGCGCAGCACTAGCAAGTATCGTCCTGTTACTCGTGGCGCAGACAAGCCTACATATTCTAACTATCGCGAGACGCCTAACTATCCGTCCGCTGACATCAAATCTATTAATACTAGTGTATCTCGTGACGCAGAGATCAAGCGCGAGATTTCTAAATCTTTTACTGTAGCCCCTGCGTATAACAAAGGCGCTTACCAGGTTATTTCTCGCGACAATGTAAAGGATATCGGTCGATGAATGTATGGATCAACACACTGCTAGAAGAAGCAGAGTATTATTTTGCCGTGAATGAGTTTGAAAGTGCGGACGCTGTACTCGATGAAGCAGGTAGATATAGACACTTAATGGACTTAGAGACTGTAACACGAATGGAATCTTTAAGAATTGAAATTGAATATAAGTTGCGATACGAATGACAGTTGAAGAATTACTTAAAAAGAAAAACATTCAATATATTCCTAAAGGCGCGGATTATGTTATTTCGTGCCTAAATCCTGCACACCCTGATAAAAACCCAAGTATGCGAGTAGATCAGGTCACAGGTATCTTTAACTGTTTCTCTTGCGAGTTCAAGGGAAACATCTACACACACTTCGGGCAGAAACCAAATGCATTACAACTTAAACGTGAATTTCTTAAAAGAAAAATACAAACAGTCCGTGCGCAAAGTGTCGGACTACCTTTCCCTAAAGGGTACCGCCCTTATAAAGGCAATTGGAGAAATATTAAGCCAGAAACCTACGCCCAATTTGAGGCATTCGTATCTGAACAGTCTGATGATGGAAGCAATGCTTTTAGTAACCGTCTTGTATTTCCTGTACGCGATCTTTCAGGTGATATTGTAGCCTTTATTGGTAGGCACACAGGCGGCGGTACTCCTAAGTATCTCAATTACCCTACGGGCGTAAAAATGCCTTTATTCCCAGTAGCTAAACCGATTAATAGTACAGTTATCCTAGTAGAAGGCATCTTTGATATGCTTAACTTACACGATAAAGGATTGACTAATGCGGTATGCTGCTTTGGAGTAAAAAACGTAACCGAAGACAAGTTATCAGTCTTACAAATGAGCGGGGTTGAGCACATTGATATCTTCCTCGACAATGACGAAGCCGGAGACAAAGGTGCCCAGCTTATCGCAAACTTATGCGATGAAATGGGACTACAACACCGTAGAATACGCTACGGTAACAAAGAAACTGATGCGGGCGCAATGTCCGATATGCAAGTAAAACGATTGAAAGAACAATTATACTCATAGGAGAGTACATATGACGAGCCCAAAGGTTGCTCTAATAGAAACCAAACCAAGTAGAACTGATTTTGTACGTGAATTTGACAATGCATTTGAGTTTGACCGCTTTTCGCTAACTTCAGATGCTTCACTGAAAAAAGTATTAAAACGTGACGTAGACATTCAAATTAACACTGATGATTACGACTGGATTATTGTTGTAGGTAGCGAGCCTCTCAAGTTTTATACTACCGTAAACTCTATCACAGAGTATGCGGGTAAAAAAGTAGACGAGAAGTATCTGCCAATTATTAACCCTGCTATGCTTGCCTTTAAACCGGAGGCACAGAAGACCTGGGACAATGCCAAGGCTGCAATTATTGATTATATTTGCAATAACAAACAGGACGTGGTGATTGATGAAAGTATTGCTTTTGGTATTGAAGACACAGCAACAGCAAATGCCTTTATTAGAAGCGCGATTGAGGCTCCTAAACCTTATATTGCTCTTGACTCGGAAACCACAGGATTATATCCCCGTGATGGCTATATGCTTGGTATCTCCCTAGCATATGACGATAAGAAAGGCGCATATATTAACACTGAGTGCTTTGACGAAGAGACAGAAGCACTATTACAAGAATTATTTGACAAGAAAACGGTAGTATTCCATAATGCTAAATTCGATATGGCGTTTTTCGAGTATCACTTTAACTTCCGTTTTCCTAGCTTTGAAGACACAATGCTTCTGCACTACTTAATTGACGAGAACCCAGGCACTCACGGCCTGAAAAAGTTGTCTATGCAGTATACTCCCTACGGAGACTATGAGAAGCCAATGTATGATTGGATTCAGAACTATCGTAAACAATATGGCATTTTGAAAGAGCAATTCACATGGGATCTTATTCCATTTGACATTATGAAACTCTACGCGGGGATGGACGCCTTGTGTACTTTCTTGATTTACGAGAAGTTTGTAAAAATTAAACAAAATAAAAACTTGCGCTGGGTATATGAGAACATTCTAATCCCGGGCACTCGGTTCCTGACCAACATTCAGGACAATGGCGTACCGTTTAATCGCATGAGACTATTACACGCTCAAGAGACTATGCAGAACGATATTGATGTTGCGATTGCAAAGCTGTACGAAAATCCAAAAGTTAGTAAGTGGGAAGAAATTAATGGAAAATCTTTTAATCCTAATAGTACTATGCAGCTTCGTAGTCTTTTGTTTGATTACTTGGGTCTCTCGCCAACTGGTAAGAAAACTGGAACTGGCGCGGAATCAACAGATGCAGAAGTTCTCAAAGAACTTTCAGAAGACTCCGACGTACCAGGACTTATTCTGGATATACGCCAGAAATCCAAAATTAAAAACACATACCTCGATAAAATTATACCACAGCTTGATAAAGATTCTAGGTTACGCACAGGATTTAATCTTCATGGTACTACTAGTGGCCGTCTCTCTTCAAGCGGGAAACTTAATATGCAACAATTGCCTCGCGACAATCCTGCCGTAAAAGGATGTATCAAGGCCGCTCCAGGACATAAGATTGTTGCAATGGACTTAACAACCGCAGAAGTATATGTTGCTGCGGTGCTTGCAAAAGATGAAGCTCTTATGGAAGTATTCCGATCAGGAGGCAACTTCCACAGTACGATTGCTCACAAAGTATTTAAACTGCCCTGCGCAGTAGAAGAAGTTGTAGACCTGTATCCTGATAAGCGTCAGGCTGCAAAAGCCGTAACATTCGGTATTATGTACGGAGCTGGACCTGCTAAGATTTCTGAGCAGGTAACTAAAGATTCTGGTAAGTTATTTACCAAAGGTGAGGCTCAAGAAGTTATTAGCGAATACTTCAAAACTTTCCACAAACTCAAAGCGTGGATTGACGATAACCAAAAGTTTATCGAGCAGAATGGATTTGTATATAGCTTCTTTGGCCGTAAACGGAGATTACCAAATGTTGCCTCTACAGACAAAGGAATCAAGAGCCATAGTATTCGTTCTGGTCTTAACTTCTTGGTGCAGTCTACTGCATCTGACATTAACCTTCTTGGTGCGATAGATATGGAAGCATGGATTCGTGCAAACAAAAAGAAAGCACGCATCTTTGCACTAGTACACGACTCGATTCTAGCAGAAGTTCCAGAGGATGAAGTAGAAGAGTATTCTGAAAGACTAGCACACTTTATTCAAATGGATCGCGGAGTAAATATTCCCGGTGCTCCCGTCGGTTGTGATTTTGAAATAGGAGAAGACTACTCTATGGGCAAATTCGAGAAGCTATATGGTAGTGACGTTTAGAGAAATTGATAAAATTGACTTTCCAGTGTATCTGCTTCCGTCAGATAACTGGGAAGTCATAGATGGCCTAGTATATGTAGATGGTTATTTACTTGATGATCGAAATATGCCAGGAAAGTCTATCGGCATAAGGAGATTGCAGACTCCAATGCGAGACCTTTTAGAAATCAAAAAATCAATTAGTACTATAGTTGGTTTAGCTAAGCAGTCTGGCAATGCTCCTTATGTTGATACTTCTGGTAAGTTATTTATTTACGAGAAAACTCTTAAATGCAGACTCAAATATCATAAGATTACTGCAATAGAACGTAAAGAAGTAGCTACCAGAATTACAGTGCAGGGTGTAGACACTGCATTTCGAGTTCCCCGCCCTCCACATCCCGACGTGGAATGGGCGGGGGTATTATACTTCCACGGACTGCCTTGGAAGTTATATGAGTTTTCAGTAGATAGAAAGCCTGATACTCACAGAAAAATTTAGGTATATGAAAAGAAAAAAGAAAACACTAGCTGGCGCTAGTATGGAACTTTGCGAAATTGAACCCTTAACCGCTAACCAGGTCAGAGCCTTTGAAAGTGAAAAGAACTTAGTTCTTCATGGCATCGCTGGGACAGGCAAGACCTACATCTCATGTTACTTAGCATTTGATGATATGGCAAAAGGATTATACGATCAATTAGTAATCATAAGGAGTGCAGTACCTACACGTGATATGGGCTTTTTACCCGGCTCAGATAAAGACAAAGCAGCAGTATACGAAGAACCTTATAAGGATATCGCTGTAGAGTTATTTCAACGCGGAGACGCTTACGAAATTCTCAAAACCAAACGCCTAGTTCATTTTATGACTACCTCATTTATTCGCGGGGTAACTCTAAAAGACTCGGTAATCATCATTGATGAATGTCAGAATATGTCCTTCCATGAGCTAGATTCTATTATTACGCGAGTGGGAGAAAATTGTCGAGTTATCTTCTGTGGCGATTTTAGACAGACAGACCTGACAAAACACAGTGAGAAACAAGGGCTGTTGGACTTCTTGAAAGTTCTAACAGAAATGGAAGCCTTTGACATGATTGACTTTGAAATTAAGGATATTGTGCGAAGTGACTTCGTCAAAAAGTATATCATAGCTAAGACCGACTTAGGATTCTAATGAAAAAAGCAGTTATCAGTAACCGAATCTACTTAGAAGTAGACGCAGATTTAAAGGACGCTATCTCCAAAGAGCTAACGTATACAATACCTGCGCGGGGTCCAAACGATCCTCCACAGATCATTAAAAACATGATCAGGATTCGTAGTAATTTGGTTTCGATACCTGTTGGACGCACAGACCTAATTCCAGACGACTATGAAATAGTTGATAAACGCATTACCAAGCCAGTTGACTTTCCTGAATTTAAGTTTGAATTACGGGAAAGTCAACAGGAGGTCTATGACGCTCTAGATGAAAACTGCATTATTAATGCTTGGGTATCTTGGGGTAAAACCTTCACGGGGTTGGCAATCGCGGGCAAATTAGGGCAAAAAACGTTGGTTGTAACTCATACCGTTGCACTACGAAACCAGTGGGCTAAGGAAGTACGCAAAGTGTATGGAATTGAACCTGGGATTATCGGGTCAGGTGAGTTTAATGTAGAGCCTCCAATAGTTGTCGGAAATACTCAGACACTTTATCGCAATATTGATAAAATTAAGAATCTTTTCGGCACTATTATCCTCGATGAGATGCACCACGTTTCTAGCCCTACATTTGCTAAAATTATCGACACTAACTACTGTAGGTACAAGATAGGGCTATCTGGCACTATTGAAAGGAAGGATGGAAAGCACGTAGTTTTTCGTGATTACTTTGGGTCTAAGCTGTTTCAGCCTCCTAAAGAAAACTTCCTAACGCCTACCATACACACTTATAGGTCAGAAGTAAGATTTATGGACGGCGCTAGCATTCCTTGGGCCAAGCGTGTAAACGCTTTGGTACGAAATGAAGAATACGCACAC